GGGCCAATAATTGAAGGCATTGACGGCATTTTTCAGCGCCGTCATGAGGTCAAGCTAAAAAAGCATGAGGCCCGACTGAAAGAAATCGAGGCCCGCATGAATCTGCGGATCAGCGCTCAGGAGCACCTGCAAGCCTGGGAGCTGATGAGCATTAGCAATTCAGGCTGGAAAGACGAGTACATCACAATTCTTTTTACTCTGCCTTTTGTGGGCGTTTTTCTCCCATGGACACAGGACTACGTCTCTCTCGGGTTTGAATACGTTTCAAATACGCCTTTTTGGTATCAAATGGTTCTTTTGGCGGTTATCGGATCTGCTCTAGGCGTCCGTCTTTGGAAGGATTTTCGAGAGCCGATTGTAAAGGCAAAAGCCGCAGAAAAGGCGCTAACCGGGAAACCCAATGGGGGCCACAATGAATGACGGCAAAAGCGAATGGAAGCTTGACAAACACATCAGCATTGGGCACATGCTAAGCACAATCACCATCGCAGGTGGTCTTTTTGTTTGGGGCTCTGGAATGGAGGGGAGAATCTCAAGTCTTGAGACCGGTTTTGACGCCTATCTTTATCAATCTTCAAGCCTTGAAAAGCAACGTAACGCCAGAATTGATCGTGTTGAACAGCGAATTGAGCGCCAGCTGGACCGCATTGAAAACAGGGTGAACTCGATTGACGCGACACTAAAAGACGATGGCTCTTGATATCACATCAAACGTTGATGCCGCGCTTGCCGCCGTCAAGGAAGACTTGAGCCGGACCGCGCGTCAGTTTATCCCAGAGGCGCACAAGACAGCCGAGTACAGGTCAGCCGCGACTGCCTTTTCAAGGTGGCTGCGGAATGCTGCAAAAGCGGCCAGAGTCCCAAGGAAAGTCTTGGCAAAACACGGCAGCCACAATCGCAAAGTCGGCAATTCTAGGGTGCTTCAGGTCGGAACGCTCCCAGTCAGGGGAACGCGGCTGCGACCGCGGGAATTGAAGCGCGGCGGCGTCAGCTTTTATGGAGGCAGGCACCTGCCAAAAGCGTTTATCCCAAAGATTAAACGAAAGCCTGTTTTCCAACGGGAAGGCAAGAGCCGGTTGCCAGTCGAAGTCCCGACGTTCCCCATTAAGCAAGAAGTGGTTACGGTCGGGCGTGACGTAGTGCCGAAGACAATTGCCGAAAGATATCCTATAGAATTTAAGCGGCGCATAAATGTTGAGCTAAGAAAGCTGGCCCGCAGAAGGAGGGCGCAAAGCAATGCCGCAATTCGCCGATTCGGGGCCATCGCGTCCGGTCTACGCTAAGTCTGAAACGGAACGCTGGAAGCAGCAGTGTGCCGCCAAGAACAAGCGGCGCATGAAAACCTGCAGGACCGAAAGACCGTGGGTTGTCATTGCCGGCGGGCCAAGCCTGACGCTTCAAGACGTCGAGGCATGCAAAGGGCGCGCTTATGTCTGCGTCGTCAATAACGCTCACGAACTTGCGCCGTGGGCGCACGCGCTATATGCAGCCGACCACCAATGGTGGCGCACCTATCACAAGCGCACACTGCACTTTGAAGGGGAAAAATTCAGCCAGGCAGACTGCAAGACGTTGCGGGAGATGGGAGATATAACGCATATCCAGGGCCGCAACGTCCACGCACGGCGCGGCTCTGGCGGGCTTGCGGAGGCGCTGCCCATCATCAACGGGCGAAACAGCGGGCACGCTGCCATTAACCTGGTACATGTGCTTTTCGGCGCGCAAACCATCGGCTTGCTCGGATTCGACATGCAGCGCACATTCGGTCGCTCCCATTGGCATGGCGACCATGTAGGCACGCTAGCCGCTGGCGTTCCACAGGCTGGGAATTTTGGACGGTGGATTCAGGCGTTCCGCAATTTGGCAGACGACGCAAAGGGCCGGTGCCACATTGTGAATTGCTCCAGGGAAACCGCGCTTAAGTGTTTCCCGCGCATGAGCATTCAAGAGTTTTTGGGTAGGTGGGCATGAAAGCCCAATGCATGATTCGCCCGCAGCCGCATTACCGGCGGCATGCGTTTGAGTCGGGACTCAGGGCGCATGGGTTTACGCTGGAAAAGCGCATAGCAAATCCCGCGCCTGGCGATTGCCTTGTAATTTGGAACCGCTATGGCAATTATAACCGGGAGGCGACGCGGTTCGAGTCTGCGGGTGCTGATGTGTTGGTGGTTGAAAACGGCTATTTGGGGGATGGCTATTATGCTATCGCCCGCAATCACCACTGCGGCGCTGGGGACTGGCACGTCGGCGGCGACAGGGACATCAAAGGCGTTAGCCTAAAGCCGTGGCGAAAGGGTGGCGAAGAAATCGTCATTTTGGCGCAGCGCGGCATTGGCGAGCCAGGCGTCACGCAACCGCACCGATGGCTAAACTTGGCGCTAAGCAAACTTAAGCGCATCCACCGCCGCCCGGTGCGTGTCCGCGCACATCCTGGCACCAACAAAGACGCCGTGCCGCTTGAGGAGGATCTTGCTTCTGCTTATGCGGTGGTGACGTGGGCCAGCTCCGCCGCCCTAAAAGCAATCTGCGACGGCATCCCCGCTTACCATGCGCTAATGAGCTGGATCGGCGCACCGGCTGCTCAGATAAAATGGAATGAGAAGCCTTACAAAGGATGTCGGAGAGCCTTTTTGAGGCGCATTGCGTGGGCGCAATGGGAGGCGTCGGAAATTGAGCAAGGGACGCCGTTTAAATACTTATGCAAATCTTGATTACAGGCAGGGGCGGATCTGGAAGTTGGCAAATTCGAGGCGTTCAACTTGGCGAGGCAATCGGCGCGATTGTGAAGCCAAACGCTACTGTCAAAGACATGGACGCGGCAGACGTTGTGGTGGTTGTCAAGCGCACAACGGCGCAGATTAATAAAGCCATCAAGCAGTCTGGCAAGCCGGTTTTGTGGGACATTGTGGACTGCTGGCCGCAAGGAAAAGGTTTTACCCTGGAGCAGGCCAAATCTTACGTATACGCGCAGGCTAAAGGCATGAGTGCGTCGGCTTGCGTGTTTTCAACACAAGCGCAGCAAACATCCTTGCGCGATCTCGACGGATTTGTATTGCGCCATCATGCAATGGAAAATCAACCGAGAAATCCCATCAGGGAAAAGCTGAAGACCGTCGGCTATCAAGGCAGCAAGCGATACGTGCCAAATTGGGTGACAAATTCTGTCAGGCGAAACGGGCTCCGGTTTGTCATGAACCCGGCAAATCTTGCGGAATTGGACGCTGTTATAGCTTGTCGCGCAGATCCTTATGATGACGAGGTGTCACGCGCATGGAAGTCTAACGTAAAGCTGGCGAATGCGCAGGCGACCGGCACGCCGTGCGTGATGCCTTATGAGTCAGGGTACCTTGAGTGTGATCCCGTGGGGCCTGTCTATTATAGAAACCGGCAAGAGTTCGAGGACGCGATTGATGCGCTCAAGAGTTATGAAGAAAGGAAAATCCGCGCCATGGTGCTTCGAGCCGGGACGCCATTATTGAAAGACATTGCGGCAAGGTATCGGCAATGCATTTTGAAATTTTTTGGCCTAGGACAAAATGGTCCGCGAAAGGCAAGCGATTTATAAGGGCCGCAATTGACGCTTGCCCCCATCGGCACGTTGTCACTGAGCGAGTCATTGGGCGATCTGATTGGCTGATTGTTTACGGGGGCGGCGGCGTCGAGCAAAGGCGAGCGATAGAAAAATACCCTGGCAGGTGGGTGCACTTGGACTTGGGCTATTGGGGCAGGGCAGGTAGCGATTACCCGATCCGATGCGCGATCAACTCACGCCACCAAACCGACCTTCCAGACTTTGGGCCAGGACGACAAATCCCGGCAATCAGCAACGATTACTGTTCAACAGGCCGCGTGATCGTTGTCGGCATGGGCCGCAAGTCAAAAGCCGAGCCTCACATTAACTCTCATTGGGAGCGCGACACGCTTAAGGCGGCATCGGCTCGATTTGGCGACAGGCTTGTGTATCGCCCAAAGCCTGGAAATCCGGGTGTTGCAAATTATGCAACCGATAATCACCGACGCGTTCAGCAGGCACTGAAGGGTGCGGCACTTGTCATAACAAGGCATAGTAACGTGGGCGTTGACGCGATTATTCAGGGGATTCCTGTCTCGACAGAAAGCGGCGCTGCGTCGTTCCTTTATTCAAATAGCTGGGATAACGCACCCGCCAGCGTCGAGGATCGGGTAGACTTTCTAAAAAGGTTAGCGTGGTGGCAATGGAAACCAAGCGAGGCGAGGGAGTTCTGGGAATTCATAACCGACCGCTGCGCCTCAATGTCGGATGCGGCAGAAAGCGCTTAAACGGTTATGTCAACATCGACGTGGTTTCTCGGAGTGGCGCAGAGCCTGATATTGTTTGCGACTTTACAAAATCGCCGATTCCGCTAGACGATAAATGCGCTAGCGAGGTTTTGGCGGTGCATGTGTTCGAGCATTTCTTCCCGTGGGAATGCGAAAGACTTCTCGCCGACTGGCACAGGCTTTTAATGCCCGGAGGCAAGCTGGCCCTTGAGATGCCGGACATTGTGAAATGCGCGCGCAATCTTGTCGCATCGTCGCCTGATAATGTTTCGTATTGGGGAATTTACGGTGACCCCAGGCACCGCGACCCTTTCATGATGCACAAGTGGGGCTGGACGTTTGCCACAATAAAGCCTTTGCTTTTGTCTAATGGATTTGGAAAGCTGAAAGAAAAGCAAACAGTTTTTCATCGATGCGGAAAGGTGCGCCGGGATTTCCGGGTGGAAGCATGGAAACACTAACCGTCTATATGGGCTTTGATCCGATCGAGGTAGAGGCCTACAAGGTCGCGGAATACACAATACGCAAGACGACGCCGAACGTTCGCGTTGTCCCATTGCGCCATGACTGGCTCACAATGTGCGGGCTTCTCAATCGCCCGATGTACAGGACAAACGGGCAGCTTTGGGATGTCTTGAGTGATGCCCCAATGTCCACCGAGTTCGCGATCAGCAGGTTTCTCGTCCCACTACTTCACCAGAGCGGCATGGCAATTTTCATGGATTGCGATGTTGTTGTGAAAGAAAACCTGCACAACATGCTGCCGACTGATCCCGACAAAGCGGTGTATTGCGTCAAGCATGAGCACCAGGCAGAAGAGCAAACGAAGATGTGCGGTCTAATCCAGACGCGCTATTCAAGGAAAAACTGGTCAAGCGTGATGGCGTTCAACTGCGACCATGCCAGCAATCGCAGGCTTAGGCTTGATCATATCAACCGCTGGCCTGGCCGGCGGCTGCATGCGTTTGATTGGCTTCAGGATTCGGAAATTGGAGAGATTAACGCAAGGTGGAACTGGTTAGTTGGCGTGCAGGAAGAGCCTCCCGGGGGGGGCGCAATTTGCCATTTCACCCTGGGGGGGCCATGGCTCCGGGGGTGGGGCGGAGGCACTCATGATGGCATCTGGATGCGTGAGCGGATCGAAATGCGACAGGCCAGCGCGCCGTATGGACATTGAGCTTTTCGGCGGCCCGCTTGATGATTGCGTTCTGGATCACGATGTCGAATCAGAACAGGAACTTATTGAGGCGCCGTGGATTGCGATTATCTCGAAATGGGTTGAGCATGGGGAGGGGGCGGTGACCGAAAACGAGGTAGAATCAGCGTACGTTTACAAATACGTCGGGAATGGTTATGCAATTTTCAACGAAACAATCTATGAGGAAAATTGCAAAGATGATAAGCCGGACGGCTCCGGCGGCTCAACGAAAAGAAATGGCGGCGCTCTTTTTTGGAACTGATGCCTAACTCACCAGCATCACAAGCTCAAGGTACTTTGTGAGCCCGCGGTGCGGGGCGAATAGCTGCGCATAATTTTTCTAGAAAAACCCAATAAAATCAAATACCTACCGATGTCTAGCAAGATTACCCAGCCACAGTTTGCCGCACTGGTTGGCGTCAGCCCGCGCAGACTACGGCAGATTAGCCAGGAAGACGACGCTTTTCCGCAGCACAACAAGGGCTACTTATGCGAGGAAGTAGGAGAGTGGATCAGGGCGCGTGAGCGGGAGTCTTTAGGCATTGGTGACGATGGATCGATTCCAGACTTTACCGCAGAGAAAGCAAAGCTGACTGCCGAGCAACGAAAACTTGCCGAGCTTAACAGAAAGGAGCAGGAAGGCGAGCTGCTGAGGCGGGATGACGTTGACCGCTTTATTTCGAGTATGATTGTTGCTGCAAAGGCAAAGCTTGGATCTGCCAGGAGCAAACTTGCGCCGATACTTGCGCCTTCCCTTGGAGAAGCAGAGGTCGCGGATTATTTGAAAAAGATTCATGATGAAGCGATCTCTGAAATATCCCGAAAACTTTGAGCGGACGCGCCAGCTGGCAAAGCGGCTATGGATGCCGCCACCGGATCTTACGCTGTCTGATTGGGCAGACAGATATCGCAAGCTTTCGTCGGAATCCAGCGCGGAGCCTGGGCAGTGGATGACAGATCGCGCGCCCTACCAGCGCGGAATAATGGACGCGCTTTCAGATGCGCGTGTGGCCACTATCGTTCTTAAAAAGTCCGCTCAAGTAGGGTGGACTGAAATTCTCCTTAACACCATCGGCTACTACGTACACCAAGACCCCGCGCCTATCTTGTGCGTGCAGCCTACGCTTGAAATGGGCCAGGCCTTCTCCAAAGATCGCATCGCGCCGATGCTGCGCGACACGCCTGCTTTGCGGGGCAAGGTTGCGGAAGCAAAGTCTAAAGTCGGCGACAACACCTTGCTGCACAAGCGTTTCGCCGGCGGTCACTTGACTATTGCTGGCGCCAACAGCGCCGCTGGCTTGGCGTCCAGGCCGATCAGAATTGCGTTGTTTGACGAGGTAGACAGGTTTCCAGCGTCAGCAGGAACGGAAGGCGATCCGGTTTCTTTGGGCGTCAAGAGAACACGCACCTTCTGGAATCGCAAAATCCTGCTGGGCAGCACGCCTACAATCGAGGGCTTAAGCCGCATTGACAACGAGTTTTCAAAGTCTGACCAGCGGCGCTTTCACGTCCCTTGCCCGCATTGTGGCGAAACGCATCACTTCGAGTTCAAGCATTTTGATTGGAGCCATGCTGGCACCGTAGAGCAGCCGGTGTGGATCTGCCCGAGCTGCGGCGGCATGGCTACCGAGTCTGACAAGGCCGGCATGGTGGCGGCTGGCGAGTGGAAAGCTACAGCGCCGTTTGTAGACATTGCCGGTTTTCACATTAATGAGTTTTACTCTCCATGGTCGTCGTGGTCAGACGTCTTCCGGGCTTATGAGCGCGTCAAGGGAAACCGCGAGCAGCTTAAAACGTGGGTCAACACCACGCTCGGAGAGACGTGGAAAAACGAAGGCGAAGATCTAGACCCGGAAGGGCTGGCGGCGCGGGCTGAGCTCTATCAAGCGGAAGCGCCGGGGCAAGTTGCGCTGTTGACGGCTGGCGTTGACGTGCAATCGGACCGATTTGAGATTTCTGTTTGGGGGTGGAACGAGACAAACGAATCCTGGCTTATTGAGCACGCAGTAATTAACGCAGATCCGTCTTTGCCAGACGAGTGGATGCGCCTTGATCACTGGCTCAGCTCAAAAGTTTACAAGAAGCCCTGCGGTTCCACATTGCCCATTACTGCGGCTGCTATTGATAGCGGCTATTTGTCGAATCAGGTTTACCGCTACTGCGCTCAACGGTACGGGCGAAGATTCTATGCCGTAAAAGGCGTGGAAGGCGAAAACAAGCCTGCTGTTTCTGTAATGAACAAGCCGAAAGCGCCGGGGCCAAAGCCGCCCCGGATGTTTCAGGTCGGAGTAGATGCGCTCAAGTCTCAGACTTACGGCGCGCTTTCAACCGAAAAACCCGGACCGAATTACGTGCATTTTCCGACTGGTTTAGATGGCGAGTATTACGCGCAATTGACAGCCGAGCGCAGGGAGATTAAATATGTGCGCGGATTCAAGCGTCACGTGTGGCAAAAGGTGCGCAGCAGAAACGAAGCTCTTGATTGTCGAGTTTATGCTCACGCCGCGCTGTATATTTTGAATCCCGTTTGGGCCGCCATAAAAAACGATAAAAAACAAAAGGAAAGAAAACAGAATTCAGATGTCAAAGAAAAGGCACTTTTGAAACAGCATAAAAAACAACGGGCACGCATTAGAAAAGGCACGTTTGCCACCAGTTGGCGTTAATTGAAAATCATTGGCTATGAGAAATTCGGAATTTCCGGGCGCATTTCCGGCGGGCGACACATTCAGTGTGGAACGCACCTATGCTGACTATCCCGCAAGCGAAGGGTGGACTGTCCGTTTTGTTATCGTAAACGCGGATAACCGATACGAAGTGCAGGGCTTTGCGTTTGACGGTAAGCATCTAGTTGACGCCGATTCCATCGAGACGGCATCCTGGGCTGCTGGCGATTACAAGTGGAAGGTGTACGCGGAAGACGGCAGCTCGCCCAGCGTACGGCATACTGTCGAAAGCGGCTCCATTAACATTCTGCCAGACTTGGACGCTGGCCCGATTGATGATCGCAGCCACGTCAAAAAGACGCTTGATTTGATCGAGCGGGAAATTGAAATACGCACGTCTGGCAGCGTGGAAAGTTATAGCATTTCCGGGCGGCAACTTGCCAAAACGCCGATGTCTGATTTGCTTGAAATGCGGAGTCGTTACCGCGCGTGGTATGAGCAAGAGCTACAAGCAGAGCGTGTGGCTCGCGGACTCGGCACCAAGAGAAAAGTCTTGACAAGGTTTACTTGATGATCTGGCCTTTTAGAAAAAAGCAGCCCGATGCGCCCGCGCCGTGGAAAGCCGCGCACCAGCGAGAGCTTAGAGGGCTGGTAGATACCAAGAAAATGATGCGGCAGTTCCAAGCCGCGCAAGCCGACAGGCTGCTAGCAAATTGGGAGAATTACCCGGTCAGTATTGACCGCGTGTTGCGACAAGATCTTCGCGTTCTGCGAGCCAGATGTCGGGAGCAGGTGCGGAATAACGACTACGCAAAGCGATATCTAAACCTGTTGCTTTCAAATGTCGTGGGATCTACGGGCATTTCCGTACAGGCTCACATTAAAAACGCGGCAGGCGAGCTTGACGATAACGCTAATTCATTGCTGGAAAGCACCTGGAAATCATGGGCTTCCGATCATTGCGATGTCGCAGGCTCTCTTGATTTTGTTGACTTTCAGCGAATGCTTGTGAGCGCTCTTGTCTATGACGGCGAGTTCGTTTGCAAATTGCATTACGGTCCAGAGTACGGGCCGCACGGCGTGCAGCTCGAGGTGATCGACGCCGCAAGGATTGCGACGTATAAAGACGAGACAATGCGCAACGGCAACGTGACCCGGCTTGGCGTTGAATACCAAGGCCCCAAGCCTGTTGCGCTCTGGATTCATCCTGTAGACAGTCGCGGCGAATACCAGGAAAGCAACGCGCAGCGTGAGCCAATGACGATCGATGGCAGGCCCGCGTTGATCCATTGCTTTCTGCATGAATTCCCGCACCAAAGCCGAGGCATTCCCTGGCTGAGCACTGCGCTTTACCGGATGAAACTGTTGCACGGTTATGAAGAGGCGGCGATTACTGCCGCCCGCATTGGCGCGTCTAAAGCTGGGTTCATTACCACCGAATCGGGCGACGGTTATATCGGCGACGAGGCAACGCCAGATGGGCCGCTGCTGATGGACGTAGAGCCTGGGAGCTGGGAGCAGCTCCCCGCGGGCACGAGTATTAGCACGTATGACCCCACCTACCCTCATGACCAGTACGAATCCTTCATGAAGCGGACGCTTATGGGAATGAGCAGCGGATTGAACATCGGGTATAACGCCGTTGCCAACGATCCCGAAAACACTAGCTATTCGACGCTACGGCAGTTTGAGCTCGAGAACAGAGACGCTTATAGAACTTATCAACAAATCCTTATCAAATTTGTTAAGAAAGTCAGAAACTTAGCATGGCTTCCGATGGCGTCGGTTTCGGGTGCAATTGCGTTGAACGTGCCAATTGCGGCTATGACGCCTGCCGCGTTTCAAGGGCGGCGGTGGGATTGGGTAGATCCCGAGAAAGACATGCGCGCCAGCACGCTGGCGTTGGAAAACAGACTGACGACGCGCAGCCAAATTATTAGAGAGCGTGGCATGGACCCGGACGAGGTGTTCAAGGAGCTGGCGTCAGAAAACATGAAGCTGGAAGAGCTGGGGTTAGTGTGATGAAGCCAAAGACAGGCGAGAAAATTTATCGAGAGGCACGACTTAACAAGCGTGCCATTGATGAAGAAGCCCGCACAGTAGAACTGGCGTTTTCAAGCGAAGAGCCAGTCGAACGGGCATTCGGTTTTGAAATCCTTGACCACACCGAAAGCAGTATCCGGCTAGGCCGTATTGCGGACGGCGGCGCGGTCTTGGTAGACCACGACCTTACTGATCATGTCGGGGTTGTTGAGTCTGTTTTGGTTGGAGAGGATCGCGTTGCGCGGGCTACCGTCCGATTTGGGCGGGGCGCCAGGGCAAGCGAGGTCTTCCAAGACGTGATCGATGGCATCCGCACAAAAGTCAGTGTCGGGTATGTTGTGCACAAGTTTGAGGAAGCCAAGGCCGAAAAAGCCAAGCCCAAAGAGTACCGGGCTATGGATTGGGAGCCTTATGAGATCTCGATTGTGTCAATGCCCGCTGACGTGAGTGTAGGTGTCGGAAGAACTTTTAATCATTTCGAACAGGAGGACATTAACATGTCTGACGCAAAAACGTCTCCCAAGACGGAAAACCGGGAACAAGCCGCGCCGCAAGCTCCGGCCGTCAATGTCAAGGCCGAGCGAGAAATGAGCGCAAAAGCTGAGCGTGAGCGCGTCAACGAAATCCTGCGCGTTGCCGATGAGCACGGCATGGCTGACATTGCGCGTTCGTTCATTGACGATGGCAAGCCGGTCCATGAATTCCAGCGCGAAGTCCTGGCGGAAATCGGGCGGCGGAACAATAAGATCCGCTCCGAAAATCCGGTGGATGACAAGCTGGATATTCCGGAAAAGGAGAAGCGCCAGTATTCCATGCTGCGCATTATGCGGGCGCTTGCCCAACAGGCGACCGATCCTGCCAACGCGAAGCGGGCGATTGAAGATGCGGCCTTTGAGTTCGAGGTTTCGGACGCTGCTGCCAAGCGGCTGGGCATCGAGCCCAGAGGCATTTTTATTCCGTCGGAGGTGGCGCTTGCATCGCGGACGCTGACCGCCGGCACCGCGACGGACGGGGCAGAGCTTGTCTCTGATGATCTCCTGGCGGGCAGCTTTATTGATGTGTTGCGCAACACGACGGTCATCGCGCAGGCTGGCGCTCGCTTCATCACGGGCCTTGTCGGCAATGTCGAAATCCCGCGCAAGACTTCTGCTTCCAGCGGAGCGTGGCTTGCCACCGAGGACGCGGAGGCCGCAGGTACTGAGCCCCAGTTTGATCAGGTTACGATGTCGCCGCATGACCTGGCGACTTACACCGAGGTCAGCCGGCGGCTTATTCAGCAGTCCACGCCGAGCATCGAAGCTCTGATCCGGGATGACCTGTCGCAAGGTATGCGAATCGCGCTTGATGAGACTGGCCTTTATGGATCGTCTGGCGCTTCTGGCGTGCCTGCGGGTATTGCGGCAACGTCCGGCATCAATTCGGTGACGTTTGGATCGAGTCAGCCCACTTATGCTGAAGTCGTCCAGATGGTGACTGAATGCAAGCTTGACAATGCCGACATGGGCGCCACGGCTTTCGTGACTGACCCCACCGGGTGGGACGCAGCCATGACGACCGAAAAGGCTACCAACACCGCGCAATTCATTTGGAACGAAACGGCCCCGAACGCGCCGGTTGTCGGGCGGCGGGCTTTTGTTTCTAACCAATGCGACAGCGGCGACTGGTTCTTTGGCAATTGGGCCGACCTTCTGGTCGGCTTCTGGGGCGGCCTGGAGGTCAACGTTGACCCGTACACGCACTCGCTGCGTGGCCGGGTTCGCTACGTGACCTTCCAGACTGCGGACATGGCTGTGCGTCATGCAGTTAGCTTCGTTCGCGGTAACAGCGGCTCTACTCCGTAAAGTAGGAGGCAAAGGCGGGCGGGCCTTTTGGCCCGCCCTGCCTTACTGAGACGATGCTTAAATCAGATGCATTCAGAGGGCGAGCTGGCGAAGAGCGAGTAAGGATCTCGCGGGAGACGTATGTCAACGGTCGCCGCGCCAAAGTCGGTGACGTTCTGACAGTGTCGTCTGCACTGGCTAAGTATTTGAAAAACATCGGAAAAGCGGAAGAAATCAAGAAAGAACTAGAAGACCTTGATACGCGACCGGAGTGTGTTCAATGCGGCACTCGTTACGACCGCAAAAGCGCGGCGCAAAAGTATTGCAGCGTCGAGTGCAGGATTGAGGCAAACTCATGACAACGCCAGCGTGGGACAACTTGGACAGCTTTTTGAATACAGACGATTTTGCTGTAGACGCGACGCTTGATGGCGTCCCGGTGACCGGCGTTTTTTACGATTCGTATTTTGAGGCTTTTGATAACGAGCCGGGAGTCTCTACGTCGCTACCGCGTTTTTGGCTAAAAGCCGAGGATGCAATTGATCCTGTAGGGAAAGAGTTGATTGTCGAAGCGATTAGTTACACTGTTGTAGAAACGCAGCCGGATGGTAACGGCTTTAGCTTGCTGGTGTTAAATGGCTGATTGCAAAGCAATTCAAATTCGGGATCAAATAGCGGCGGCCATTGCCAGCACGAGCTATAGCGTTTTTTCTTCGCGCCATTATGCGCTTGAAGATGCGGACCTGCCTGCGGTTGTTGTTACGGTAGGATCCGACAACATTGACCAAGACGATCTAGAGCGAACGCTTGCGCATGAACAAGAGTTTGGTTTGCATGTTTATGCGTCGGACGTTGGAGACGTCGACGTGACTGTTTTTAACACTGTCTGGTCTGCGCTGGACGCTTTGGCTGCCGATCCGGCCCTTTCCGGCTTGGCGACGGATTCTTATCCAACGGAAGTCAGCGAGCCGCAGCGGGATCAGGGAAAAAAGAAAATGCTTCGTTGTGATGTGGTCTACACTGTGCGTTACTTGACGTGAGGTTGAAATGCTAGACAAGAGTGAGTGTCCAAAAGGGAAAGTTGCGCTCTTTCCACCTAACGGTGGCGAAGAGCCCACGTTGTTTCTGGAGCGTCACGTCGAGCAAAAGCTGCTTGACGGATGGGTTTTTGAGCCTGTAAGCAAAAAGCAATCTGTCCGCAAGCGCAGGCCCGTAAAAACATCTGCGGACGTTGAGACTGTAGAACTTAAACATACTGAAGAGGAGTCGGAATAATGGCGCGTTTTGTCGGGAAAGACGCCACGCTTACTGCGGGCGGTAACGCCATCTCGAGCGTTGAGAGCATTACTCTAAACGAGCAGGCAGAGATTTTTACCAGCATTGCCCTTGGCGATACGTCTGCTACGCAGGACGTTGGCATCAGCTCTGGCTCTGGCTCGTTTACTGTGTTTTATGACCCGGAAGACACCAGCGGTCAAGGAGCGCTTACTGTAGGGGCGTCCGTGTCTTTTGTTTTGTATCAGCGCGGCAGCACTAATACTGCCAGCCCGACGATCAGCTTCACCGGCATTGTTTCCGGTGTAGATGTGCAGACGGGGCGCGATTATGTACGCAACACTTATAACTTTGTTGTTGACGGTGACGTTACTAGGGCGGCTAGCTGATGAGTTTTGTAGATAGACTGAAGGCTCACAGACGCGCCATGGAGTGGCGCACCACTGCCGTGCCCGAATTCCCGGACGCCAAGGGGAAGCCCACTGTCGTTTACGCAAAGCCGCTGACGATGCGTGACTTGCGTCTGGTAGATCGCTTTGGCCAAAAACGAAACAGCGTCACGTCTCGGCTTGTCAAGCTGGCGCAGCTTGCATTTCACGATGCTGATGGCCGTCAAATTATTGATATCAATGAGATTGACGAGTTCGAGGCTAACGTCGAGGCGGAAGTGCTTAACCGCGTCTTCGGCGAGCTTGGGCTGTTTGATGATGACGAGCTTAAAGCATTCGAGGATGCGGAAAAAAACTCACGGAAGACCGGCGACAGCGATTGATCTACAGACTGAGCCGAGCTTGGCCATGTCCTGTTGAGGAGGTCGAAAACCTGCCGGTCGGAGAGTTTTATCAACGCTTGGCCTTTTTGAAAATGGAAGCAGAAGAGCGCGAACGTGGCCGGTCTTAATTATCAAATCGTCATTGGGGCAAAAGACAACGCCTCGCCAGCCATGGCGAAGCTGGGGCGCTCCATTGATAACGCGGCCAGGAACGCGGCTAAACTAACCGCAGCCTTTGCTGCTGTTGGCGGCGCGGTAACTGCGGCTGTTATTAGCCAAGTCAAAGTCATTGATTCCCTTGCAAAAACCGCCCGCGCCGCTGGCGTTTCTGCGGAGTCTCTTCAAGAACTCAGATTTGCCGCAGATCGCTCTGGTGTATCTTCAGAGCAACTTGACGATGGGTTACGACGCCTTAATAGGCGGCTGGGCGAGTTTATCAACTCCGGTGGCGGCCCAGCCGCAGCGGCTTTTGAGCGTTTGGGGATCAGCGCGGAAGATTCTTCAGGAAAAGTCAAAAGCACTGAAACTGTTTTTAACGAGATTGTTGCATCGCTTGAAGGCGTCGAGTCTCAAGCGCAAAAGGCCGCGCTTGCTTCTCAGCTTTTCGGAGATGATGCAGGCCCAAAGCTTGCGCTTCTGCTTGCTGAAGGATCGGCGGGCGTTGCCGCATTGCGAGAAGAGCAGGAGCGCTTAGGCCAGGTAACCAACGAGCAAGCGGCTGAGGCTGAAGCTGCGGCCGACGCGCTGACAAATTTTGAAACCGCGACAAACGCTTTAGCACAATCTTTTGCTTTAGAGCTCGTCCCGACCCTTACCAAAGTCGCCAATTTCCTCGCTAACAACTTGGGCCGGGTGATTGAGGAAATCAATCTTCTAATCCTGCGCCTTCGCATGGTCATCTCTGAAACGCTTGGCGCAATCACTGCTGCTTTGAGCAAGCTTTTAGAGCTTAACGAAAAGATCAGGAGCAACGTGGCGCGGACGCTTTCTAAACTGCCTGGTGTCGCGCTTGAAAATGTCGGGTCGTTTGAAAAATTCAGGGGAGTGTTGGCCGAGGTTTCTGATGCCCTTTTAGATACGTCAGACATCGCTGATACTGAACTCCAACAGGCACTGTTGGACCTTCAAGAGCGCACTGATGGACTTGGCGAAAGTTTTGACGGCACAAAGAAGAGCGCGTCCGGCCTGTCTGATGAGTTAGAAAACAGCGGAGAGTCGATCGACAGGACAAGAAGAAAAGCCGATCAATTGAGCGACGGGCTCGGCGAAAGCGAAGAGGCTATTGAGGAAGTTATCGTTACCGCTCAGCGTCTGGACGGTGCGCTCGCTGGCGGCGGTTCTTCTGGGGGGACCGCCACAGGGCTAGTCGGCGCGTTGCTGATTGCGGGAGATAGCGCCAGACGCGCTGCAAAAATATTTGGCACGGAAGTCAAAGAAGAGGCAGAAGAAGGCGCGCAAGCTGTTGAAAATTGGGCGCAAGTCGTGGATGTTGCTTTTCGCAATGTCGAAGGCCGCGCAGGAGAAGTGGGCCGTGCGATTGCTGGCGTCATTGGCCTGTTTCAGCAAATCCAAGGGCAAGGCGGCGGCCTGACCAGTTTTGGAAATGTCGGCCTGGCATCGCAGCTTTTCCAAGGCGCAAGCATCGGCGGCTTTGTTGGGCAGGCGCTAGGCGTTTCTCAATCTGGGCAAGTTGGCGCCCAAATTGGGGGGGCGCTTGGTGGACTCATTCCTGGGCTTGGGCCAATTGGATCTTTAGTTGGATCTGCAATTGGAGGAATTTTTGGTGATGATGAAGGCGAGCGAATCCAGCGGTTCCAGCTTTTGACGGGCCGCGCAACATCTGCCGCAGAAAGCGGCGCAGATCCTCGATTCTTCCGACGGACTGCGCTTGGGCTTGGCATTCAAGGGCAAAGAATTACGGAGGCGCTAGGGGATCAGAGCGCGCAGGCGTTCCTGGACGCAGCCGTTCAAGTCGACGCGTTCCTTGCTAACATTGCACGAAACACCGATCTCGCCAGCATTGAAAGCCTGGCCGATGCGATTAACCCAAATCGCGCAACGGGTGATGTCTCGCGGGAGTTCATCGGGGAGACGCCAGAAGCCCTTGCGATTGATCGACTCAACCGTGCTCTCGGTGGATTTGATCAGCGCGTGCAGCGACTTGTCGGCACCATCACTGATGCCGAGGAAGGATTCCGCAGAATTCAGGCGGCGGTTCAGGTCATAGAAACCGTTAATTTGAATCCGATTGAGGAAGCGGAGGAAATACTTCGGCGCAGCTCGCTTAGCGTTACTGAATCGTTGCGCGAGTTGGGCGAAGAGTTCATTACGCAAACTCGGACTTTTGACGGATCAACGGCCTCTTTGGAGGCGCTTGCCGGATCTGCGCAAGCGTTTCAGAACGCGGCGGTTCAGGCTCTGCTGCAAATTGAGCAGGTTCGCCAGCGCGTTGGCGACATCACCGGGGCCACGATTGACCAGCTCAGATTTTCTGCTATTGGCGATCCCGGGGCGCAGCTTGATTTTCTCATTGGCCGCGCCACGCAGCTATCCGGCGAGATTGGCGGGCTAGGTTCTGCGTCTGCGGTTGAGCAGCAAATTCAGCTGATTAATCAGCTTATCTCCCAGGCTGGCGGCCTGGCGGGCACCGAGGCCTTGCAGGGCGGGCTGCTTGACCAGCTAATCGGCATACTTCAACAGGCCGAAGAGGCCGCGCAAAGCCGCCTTGATGTTATCGAGCAGGAGACGCAATCGGTGGTCGACGACACGCTGTCAGTGATCAGGAACGAGCTTGCCGGCGCTGCCACCAGCTTTAACGAGGGCGCGAGCGCCGTTGCTGCGGCGGGCGGCGACTTCTCCGGCGCGGTGACCACTTTTGCTGGTGGTGTTGATAGGTTTGTGAGCACGCCCATTCTTGTTGACGTTAGCGTTTCTGGCTTTGCAGGCGAGGTGAATCAGGCCGCATGAGCGTTGAACTTGGCACAAACCTGGACACGCTGCCGGAGGCAGCGATTGCTGATGTGCGGTGGCTTGTGGAGCTGGGCCATCCGGTGGAAGGCGTTCTGCGCTATGCGTCTGGTCCAGACTTGGACGGTCAAACCATTTTATGGGGAGACGATAGCCCGACGCCAGCGTGGCCCGTTGCAAATTTTGTCATTACCGGGATTGGCGAATTGCGAGCGCCCGGTCGAGCGGGCGTCTCTATTACGTTTAATGCAATGGATCTTGCCGCGCTTGCCACGTTTCTACAAATCACAAGAGAATCAAGCATTTCGGTATATGTCACAAGGGCATTGTTTAACTACACTGGCGCGAACGATGTGATCAAAGTTTACGATGGGAAAATTACTGGCGGCTACAAGGTCCGTCCTGGCAGGATTGAGATAGAGTCTATCGTGACAACTGACCTGTTCCCCAAAAAATACGTCACGCCGCAAAATGGGTTTACTAGTGTTTTAGCGCCTGGCGTTTATCAATTTGGCAGCGACAGCCTTGTTGTCGAGTCGGCGCAGTGAGTGCTTATCCAAACTTCCCTCAGCTACGCGAAAGCGAGCAAGGCACTATTGCGGGCCGCGAAATCTACCGTAGCAGCAACGGATTTTTCCTAGCAGTTGATCACGGCGCACGCCGTTATCAGGAATTTAGGCTCCAGCACATACTTACTGATTCTGAATGGGATCAGATTATGTCGCTATATGAATCGTCGCAGTCGTCAACAGGCACGGAGTGGTTTAAGTTTCAGAGCGGCCACGATGATGTGGAATATGAGTGCAAGTTTGCAAGCCGTCCGACTCGCGTCAAGATCGGCCCTGACTTGTATCGCGTGCGCGTAGAGCTGGTGGACGTTGACGGCAGCGCGGGCGCTGGTGGCGATGATTCGCCTATCCAAGACGACTTGATCTTCTGATTATGGCATTCCCGTCTTTTGACCAGCTTTACGGATCGCGCTTTGAGCCCGTCCAGGACGTGGAAATCGGGCGCGCACCTTCTGGTGCGCCAGATACTCAAACCGCCATTGACGCAGATCAAGGCGCTTTTGTTGTTGAGTATTTTTTAGACCAGGCGCAGCTTTCAGAGCTGCTCGTCAACTTCGATCAAAACAGGACAGGGACGCAATCGTTTACATGGCAAGAGGATGGCACGGCGCACGTTGTATTCTGGGAGCAGCCGCCGCAGTGGCGGCTTGAGGCTGGCACCGGCAAATATAGGGTATCCTGTAGGCTGGCGAAGTTTGTGACAGAGGATGCGCCAGAATCGCCAGATCCGGCAGAAAGCCCAACGCCCATTGACTCTCCGGGCTTTGACTCTCCGGGCTTTGACTCTCCGGGCGATTCCCCCGGGTTTTTGCCGACCGACTTGCCCAACCTGGCGTCCTGGGTGGCGGCAGACGAGTCGGACATGTGGGATGACGAGTTGCAAACAGATCCAATTAAGAACAATGATTTAATTTTTTGGATTGATGAATCGCTTGCTTCCGGCACAATCCCTGAACAGTGGCAGGTGACAAACCGCGCAATTTACCGATCCAATGCTGGCGGGACCGGCTTTGCCGGAATTGAATTCGATCCCCCAGGGAGTGGCGTAATTGCCCAAGCCAATGATTCAGGCGGAACTTGCACTGTGCACACTCAAGACGAGGTGACAATTTTTGTAGTATATCGACACAACGTCACCAGTAACTATGCGTGGATGTTTTCGACGTTTGCCGATTTTGGCGCCGTTAACGGAAACGGTGGCTATACTCTTCTCCACGGGGGAGAGTCCACTGCTTATCTCGGCGGCGCTGTAGATGGAGCAGGGAACCAGACCTACACCCAAGCATCCACGCCTGTGCCCACTAATACAATTACACTACAGACCCTCAGAACCAGCGGCGCAGGCGGCACGCTTGAGTCTTATCTTGACGGCACTCTGGCAGACTCGTTTGCGCAGCCTGCGGGCACTTTTTACAAAAGCGCCAACATTGCCACTATCGGGAGAATCAACTCGGTAGGCGCGGCACTCGACAGCGGCTCATATCTTTTTGAGTGGCTTGTATACGACCGCCGCCTGAACGATACCGAGCTTGCCGATGTGCACGATTATCTCAAGAGCAAGTACGGGATCACCTGATGCCTGACCCAAACGTCAAGCCTGGAAGCGCCATCAACGTTGGCAATCAGGCGCTTGTCCCTTTCAACCCGTACAAGCCCGGGCCGGTCAATCGAGGCCAGGTCACGTGGGCAACGCCGGTGACGCCTGTCGGCATTTTGCAAAGTGTCGCCGGACAAACGCCTAACCAAATCAAGGCAACCGTTGCGGGCTTTCAGTCGCCGATTCCGATTGTCTATGGGCGAACCAGGGTCTCGGGCCAGCTAGTCCAGCTTCAAAAAATTTCAGGCTCCGCGTATCTTTGCGTCTATCTTTTTGCGCAAGGAGAGATTGAAGAATTCGAAAAAATTTACATTGACGGCACCGAGTTTGACTGCTCATCGCTGGCGCCAGAGACACCAATTAGTGTGTCAAGCATTGTTGGCGGCGGGGAGATTGTTTATTATGTCGGGAACGACACTCAAGACGTTAGCGGCTTTGTGTCCACCTATCTGCCCAGCTATGCTGACACGCTGGCTGGATATGTAGTCGTGTCGTTTTGGCGTCGATTCTGGGAATTCCCGCTAGACGCTTCGCCGCCCAGAGTGGAGGCTCTTGTTAAAGGGCTGCGCGTAGATGATCCGCGCCAATCTCCGACAACCGCTTACAGCAACAACCCGTCGCTGTGCCTGGCTCATTTTCTGACTACGTATTACAAGCCGAACAAAACGGTAGACGAGGCATCACTTATTGAGTGCGCCGATTACAACGACGACGCGCTAGACACGACGTATATCAGGCATACAATAGGCGCGGTGATTGGTGCCAGCACCAGCGACATGGCCGCGATTATTGCTTATCTTGAAGAGGCCGCGCAGTGCTACGTATCAGAAGTCGGGGACACCTTCTTCTTCGTTCCGAACAAACAACGGAATTCTGTTGCGGACATCCTGCCGCAGCGCATCGACAGGCGATCCATTCAATACGACCGGCTGCCAGACCGCGACATTCCCGATGACGTGCGCGTTTCTTTTTACGATCCCGACAACAACGCAACAAACCAAGCAGAAGCAAAAGGCAACATCACCGGCCGGATTAGCAAGGTTTCCATGCCTTTTGTCGGCACGTATCAGGAGGCAAAGCGCAGAGCAATAGAGCGTCTGCGCATGCTTGGTGGCACGACAGATGCGCCAGATCAGCGCACGGACACCGTGCTTCGCATTCGAGTATTCGGGCAAGGATTGAGGCTGCTTCGCGGTGAAGTCGTGGAAGTGACCGAGCCTTTGATTGGCATCACGAACAAGCCTTTTATTATTACCAGCATCAGCGTTAGCGGATGGAACTGGTTTAATCTGGTCCTGCGCGAATATCAGCCAAGCGCCTTTTCGGATGATGTTTCCGATCAAACTAGCGTGCCAGATTTCAACATCACAACCGACGATCCCTTTAACCCTCCGCAAATTACCGGGCTTTCCGGGACAGGCAACCACATTGAAGTGGGCAACGCTGCGGGCGATATCGTCGGCACGATTGATATCACCTGGGACGACCCGGATTATTTTTGGGCCGAGGCCATAGAAATTCGTGTATGGGGGACCTATGTGTTTGACTCGCCGGATGACACGCTTTTATTTACACAACGCGAGCCGGGGGATGCGACAAGCGCGACTGTCGTAATTGATCCTTACATTGAGCGATACGTAAGCCCAGGACAGCCTGGCCAACCGAACACTGAGTCGCTCTTTAAACTCCAAGCCAGAATTGTGGCGCAATCTGGCGCTTTTGGCGAGTGGACGGATTTGCCAAAGGTCGTTACTGCCGACGCTCTTGTTCAATATGAAGATCCTTTGCCGCCAGCGCCGGATTTTGTCAAGCTCGAAAAAATCAGCAACGGGGACAGCCCGGAGACGTTCGGGCTAAGGGTGACAATTGTAGACTCGACACCAAATTACGTTGTCGGTTGGAGCATTACGGAAACTGGCGGATCTTGCCCTGCCGGGTATTGCGAGTACGAGGGCAACTTTGCGGGGCTCGGCTCTATGGTTGAAGAGCAAGCGAAGAGCGTAACCGAAACCGACTATTTTGGTCTCGGCGAATACGTCGCGGGCACGACCTATAGCATTGACGTAAAGCCCGTTAACAGAACGATGGACTTTGGGACCACTCGCGGTAACAGCATTACGTTTTGATTAGCGGCCTTTTTCATTGCTCAAATGAACTCCTGAAAGGTCCGGTAGACACGTGCAGCTCCCCGTGCCCTGAGTCAGCAGGCGGGCCCGGATCAACTTGCAGCGTCCACGTGTACTGATCGTCACCAATCAAAAAGCAAACCTCCGGCTCAATGGTGTCGTAATACTCGACCCAGCCTTTGTATTCCCCGTCTACATACAGCGCGGGATAAAAGCCATTGACGCTCACCGATTCTACGACGCTGAATCCGGGGAAAAAATCTGCGCCCGCCCCACCGTATCGCAATGTCAGCGGGTCGCCTTCGCACATGAGCAGCGCGGCAAAAAACGCGGATAGATTCATAATTCAATGCTTTTCGTTGTCGTAGAAAATAATTGTCTTTTTCACAAAGCTGCCGTCGTGCATAGGGCACGCAATTTCAGCAATCCGCGCCTCTTGCTTTCCGGGCTTTTCAATCAATGCGAAAGCGGCAAAGCAGTACAGCCTTCCGCGCTCAATGCTGGCTTCCCAGCCCAAAGCCAACGGTGCGACCATTAGCGGATCTACAGGCGGCGGCGACTCTTCAATAATGGTTATCTCGCCGACGCCGACGCCGAACTGATCCGCTGGCATAGGGACCGCAACTCTCACTACTACTTGCCCTGTCTGCTCGGGCACCTGGATAAGGTCGCCGGCCGTGCTGTCCATCGCCCAAAGCATGAAGTAAATGCTGGCAAGGAACACCAGCGCGGGCCAGATCGGGTCAAGCACGTCCAAGACCCAGCGCCAGACCCTGTTATAAAGTGGTCTGCGAATTTTCATGAGACCTCCAACGTGTAAGGAACTCTAAGGTTGCCCCGTTTTTTCCACCGGTGGGGCCGGCCGGCCATCTACCACACGCTCGCCACAACAGGGCCGCTACATGCGCTTTCTTTTGCGTGACCCACGAGCGCGTGGATGGAATTCTTGGACACGCTGCGACCTAGCCAATT